GCGAGCATTGACGAAGATAGGCTGCCCCGAGAACCTCCGCGTCCTCGTCGCTGCCCAACTATCCTCTCGCACCATCGCTTGTACTGCCCTCTCATTGGTCGTCAACGATAAGAAAGACTCCGGCGCCCCTCACACACTCATCGACAACTGCCTCTTCAACATGGCCGTGTGCATGGACATCATGAAAGACTACCGCAAACTGTACATCAAAGGAGACGATTCTCTCGCGCGTGGCCCAGACGTATCTTTCGATATGGAGAAGCTCAAACAATACGCATCCGAATGCAGTTGGAAATTCAAACCTGCATCTGGCCCATCCGGGAATTTCGTTTCTTTTATCATCAACAAACAAGGTTGCGCGTTCGATTTACCTCGCATTGCGGGAAAAGTCTTGACACGTGGCTATCTGAACAAAGATGATTACGGAACTTACCGCGACGCCATCGGTGTGACTTTCAAAGATGTCGGACTCGTCGCCGGACTCCAAATGGCTCACGTCAACTCCTTCCATTACAACGGTTCCCTCGACAACACAGCCGATTTCGACTCTTTCCTTTCCTTCCTCCAATCTTTCGCCCGCGGTGAGATCCCATTCACTCGCACCGTGAAAATGCTCGCCCTCACCCACATAACTGACGGCGTCCGTGACCTCGGCGATTCACACACCATTGATAAGTCGAAACGCAAACGCGTCCCGATCATCCACTCGGAAACCAAACTTCGCCCCAAGAAGAAGCTTTCCTCTCTCGTTCTCGGGAGCCTTTCGCACATGTTCGGTTAGGGGTTATTCGTGCTTGCACCTCCAACCCCACCATGCCTCGAACTTGCAATTGTAAACTGACTAAGCCTTCTTACACCCAACGATGGTTTGCCCTTCCACCACGCAACAAACCAACGCCCAATTCCAAACCCACCCACCGTGTTGGCAACAACGTTATCGCGATCGTCCAAACGATTTTCGGCTAAGGGTTAATTATCTCTAAACATGGCTCCACGCATGCGTAAGAATAAGACCCG